GGAAAACGCTAGCGGGTGGCTTGTTGGTTTTCGGGTTGCTACTTCCGGACGATGGCGCGTATTCCGTCCAACCGGTGCGATTCGTCGGCGGGACGTATCAAGTTCGCCACAAGTCGGCGCTTTGGTGGAACGTTTCCGCACGGATTGAAAAGTTGCTAGTGAGCGACGCGCCGACGAATCGAAACTTGCCGATTCCTCAATGGTTGCGCTTGTCGGTGGACGAAGCCCTTTCACAAGTTCTAACGCTTTCGCATCGCAACTCGATTTTGACCGTGCGTCCTGCCGATGGCAACACGACGACACTTCGGATTTTCCCGCCGATTGATCCGACTCAATACTTGTATTTTGGGATTAACAATCAAGGCGACGGTGATACGCTAATAACTTCCGCCGATGTTGATCCCATTTTTCCAACGCCGATTTCCGCTTTTCCCGGCGGGTTGCCTAACATCAATCAATCGTTTGGACTCGACGCCAAGCGGAAAGCTTCCCGGATTGAAATGGATTCGGGGCATCCTCGCCAATACGCCGGACTACTTGCGACCGTCAAAACGTATCAGGTTGAATGGGATTTCAACCTTGAACAACTCCAAACGTTTCAAGATTTTTTCTTTCTGACCCTTCGGAACGGTTCGCTTCCGTTCACCTTGACGCTGCCGGTTGACAACGATTTTGCGGCGGTCGTTGTTCGATTTGTGGGCGGGAGATATTCGGAAAGCTATCTGCCGGTGGACACGTTCCGCGTGACGGCGACGGTTGACCGTATCGTTGAGCAATCGGTGACGCCGAATGAAGCGCCGATCTATCCGATTTGGTATTCCCCCACCGTCAACGTGACGGCGAATCGAAAGCTAACGTCGGGCGACGCGGGCAAGATGTTTGTTGTTAATCCGGCGCTTGGGCAAACTATCAATTTGCATATCTATTCAAATTTCATCGAGTTTGGCTTGCTTGTTGTTGGTTTGGGAAATGTCCTAATCACTCGTGGGCCGTTCATGAATGACCTTGGCGAGTTCGGTGACACGGGCGTCGGAACGTTCCACAAGCTGTCCTTCGAACTCCGCACAACTGATTTGGACATCGGCACGCTTACAGGCGACACTGGCGTCGGGGAATTCTTGAAGCTGGGATTTGCGCTGGTTTCGACAACTCACGACATCGGAACTATTCCGGGTGACACTGGCGTCGGAACGTTCCTTAAGCCATCCTTTGAAATGCTGACGGTCCTTGAAGACCTTGGTGAGTTCGGTGATACGGGTGCGGGTGAATTTCTAAAACTAGGCTTTGAACTTATCTAATAAACATCATGAACATCAAACAAGAATCAATCGTTTCTGGCAAAATCCTTTGGCTTGAAGTCAGGGGGAAGAATGGGGAATTGAAACACCGCGTTGAAAACATTCCTAACATGATTTGCAACGGAATGTTTTCGACTACAGGAATTTGCCAAAACCCCGGCGTTTTATCGCAAAACGCGTACTCGTTTTCGTCAGCCTTCACACTATATGAAGACGTTCCTGGAACATGGAACCAAACGGGAAACACAATCACCCGAGCAACCGGGGTCGGGACATTTCCAGCTTCACCCGCGCAAATCGGCAACGAACTTTATTGGTATTCCGCAGGCGCTGACACCGGGCATCGTTGCCACGTCATAGCGCGAGCTTCTGACACGTCAATCACCGTTTCCGGGGTTTCCAAAACGATCACAGGCGCAAGTATTCGCCGATTCGTGACAGGGACATCAGTTAATACAACCGGAAGCGTTCAAACTTCAAACGCGCCAACTGTCATTTCAGATGTTTTTGATTACACCGGCGCAACTAGGGTTATGACGAGCCGCTGGAACTTTCCGTCCGCATCGTCGGCATACAGTCTTGCATCGGTTCAAATATCAACTGCGTTCGCTAGAATTAACCTACCGTCAGCGATTGCAATTGATACAGAAGATCAAATTCAATTTGTTTACGCTATCACTGAAACATGCGCCGGACGCTCCCAGACCTACGATCTGGGAGCGGAATCGGTCGGCATTCCTCAACCGTTCGCAATGACGACAATTGTGGGAAGCGGAACAAACGTTGATGTTACTTTTTCCGGCGCGACTAACTTCCTCGCAGGCGACAAGCTCGACCTGCGGAACGTGACGCCGAAAAAGTTTGCAATCGCTTCCGCGTCGTCAACGTCCACAACCTTGACAATCAACACGTCGGTTGCGCATGGCCTTTCCGCTGGGAATTCCGTCACGATTGCGGGCGCGAGCTTGGCGGGATACAATGGCGTTTTCACGCTTGCGACGGCATCGGGAACTGTCATGACGATCACCGACGCCGCAAACCCCGGAGCAATGGGCGCAAGCGGAACGGTTCGCTTGACGACGCCCGGCACCTACTTTGACGACTTGGGACTTGCGACGATTGCAAGCATGGTTTCCAGCTCAATCGCTCGCATCACTTCAGCCATCACTGGTCCGGCAGTTGAGCCCGTGAACTTGACAGGTGATCCCGGCGTGTCAGTGAGATTCAAACCTCAATCGTCAAATGGCGCTTTCTACTCAAATTCAACCGTAGGAACGTGCTTTTATTTCACCGAAGCGAACGCGAAAGCTATTGCCGACGTGACAACAACCGGTTCGCTAGTTTCAACAGGAAACACCTTCACAGCAACTTCAACAGTCAACGCTGTCACATCAACCTATTCCAGCGACTTTACAGAAAGCTATACGCTTAACAAGGACGCTGGAGTGGGGACCAATATCACACGATGCAAACAAATATCATTCGCAACCGGACAAACCGGACATCAAGGGCAAATCACATTCAACACTCCATTTGACAAGACAACTGCCCAACGGTTGCGCTTCACTTATCAAAAGCAGATCAAGCGGACGCTTGATCTCACCGGAATCTAAAACATCATGAAAACAATCATCACCACCCTTGCGCTCGCGCTAACATCATGCGCCGGAATTGACGCCACCTTGCAAACCCGTTTCGGAGATATATCAACGCACGGGAAGAGCGTTTCAATCACTCCGAAGCTTCCCGGAACTATCATCATTGACGGGGGAAAGTAATTGACCGAAGCGGGGGCGGTGCGTCAGCATGCCCCCGCTATGGCATACGACACGAAAACTTTTCTGATTCAAACGGGGCTTGATTTCCTAGGCTTCCCGTTTGGTCCCGGCGAGCTTTACGGCAAGCTTGACGGCGACGCAGGGCCGAAAACCCAAGCGGCAATCGACGCTTTCGAGGATTCGCGCAAGCTTCACATTCTCGCGGTTGGCAGCGGGGCAGGCGGAACGATTGCCGCCCGCCTTGTGGGCGTCGCAACTCGTCAATTGATTTTAAACATCAGGGAAACCAGCAAGAATCAAGGGCCGGAACTTGCGAAGTTTTGGACGGCGACCAGTTACCTTGACGGCTACCGCGACCGGCAACCCTATTGCGCGGCGTTTGTTTGTTGGTGCGTGCGCGAGGCTGTCACCGGCACCGCAATCGCCTTCAGCTTGCCGCAATCGCCGGTTGCCTATGATTTCGAGCGGTGGGCGGCGGCGAACGCCGACAAGGGCGTCAGCATGCACGACACGCCCAAGCCGGGCGACATTTTCACGCTCGCGACCGCATCCCATTGCGGGATTGTTGTTAGTGTCGAAGGTTCAACAATCATCACCATTGAAGGCAACACTGACGCGACCGGCGGACGCGAAGGGGATGGGGTTTACAAACGGTCAAGGTCGATTTCCTCCATTCGTCATTTCATTCGAATTCAAGCCTGATTGATATATGCGCGAACTCATTTTGCCATTTGCCATTCTTCCCGCAATTCTTCCCGCTAACGTCAACGAAGCGGAAACGTGGTGGACGGTTGCCCAACGAAACGGCGTCGGCTTCGTTTTCTTCGTGCTCTTCCTCGCATTGACCGCGTTGTCGGTGCGGCGTGAAAAGAAAGCCGAAACCGAACGCAAGGCGCGGGAGATTGCCAGCGAAATTGCACGCGCAAAACGCGAGGACAAATCGAACGCCGAACGGTTAGCCATGCAATCTGAAATTCGCGACTTGAATGAAAAGCAACTGGCGCAAGCGGTCAAGCATTCGACCCGACTCGAAAACGTAATCAAGGAAGGAAACAAAGCGGCGGCAGACGTTGCCGTTGAAATGAAGAACCTTGCAAGGCGCGTGCGTTGCCCCGGAACCACCCACCATCCGACCGAATGAATCCGACCCTTCATCCTGCCCTTGTGGAAGCCTACGCGACGGCACCGTCAAACGTCGTGCATATTCACACCCTTGAATTGCGGCATGCTTCCATGAGCGAACCACTCTATCTAACGCAAGGCTTTTACAATAAACAATTGAAGGTTGATCCTGACGGGGATTTCATCACGTTCCGCGCTTGCGCCTTCAGCTTCACCTTGCCCGCGACCGATGACGGCGGCTTGCAAGAGCTGTCCTTGACGATGGACAACGCAAACAACCGCGTTTCTGATTTTTGTGAATCGGCAATGAATTTCCCCGCGCCGGTTGAAATTTACTATCGCCCGTATTTATCAACCGATCTCGAAACGCCTTTGATGGAGCCGCCTTTGCGGTTGTTCTTGCGTGACGTGACGGTTTCGGAATCGCAAGTTTCGGGCCGCGCTGTCCCGGTCGATTTCCTGAATTTGAAATTTCCAACTCAATTGTATGATTCCGAAAGGTTCCCGCCGCTTTGACTTCCGAACAAATATCATTTTGCGTTTCCTTAATCGGCAAGCCTTGGGTTTCCGGCGCTTGCGGTCCTGCCGCGTTTGATTGTTGGGGCTTGCTACGGCACGTCATGCGCGAGCTTTGCGGCATCGAGCTGCCACAATATCAAGGCGTGGAGGAATTGGGCACCTGCGGCTTGCTGAAGACGGCTCAAACGGAATCCCTACGCTGGGAAAGCCTACCATCGCCCGAAGCCCTTTGCGGCGTTGCCATGGCGGCGAATTCGCGAATCTCGCACGTCGGTCTATGGTTGGACATTGACGGCGGCGGCATCCTCCATTCCAACCGTGCAAGCGGCGTCGTCTTTCAGTCGCTCGCGACCATCCGACAAAACGGAATCCAAAATTTCAAATTTTACAAGTTCAAGCCATGATCCATGTCCTTCTAATTAGCAACCCATTCCAGCCGCTAACCGATTTGCAAAGGTTTGTTGTCTTCGAAGATTTCACCGCTCGCGAATGGCTGGCAAATCATTTCGGCACCGATTTTGTGGAGTTCGACCGTCCCACCGTTTTGCAGTGGAATGGTGAGCTAATCATGCGGGAGGAATGGGAAACACGGCGAATGAAGGATGGCGACGTATTAGCATTTGTCCACGTTCCGGGGGGAGTTGATCCATTTTCGCTAATCATCATTGCAGTGGTTGCAATCGTCGTTGCGATTGGAACCTATCTATTGATGCCCGATCCCAAAATCCCAGCGGACAACACGGAAAGCGCAAATTCAGTTTACACGTTGCGCGGGCAAACTAACAAGTTTCGACCGAATGAACCAATCGAGGTTATGTATGGGAAATGCCGCCATTGGCCATCCTATGCTTGCCGCCCTTACTCCGAATATATCGGCAACCAGCAATATCAATTCTCCCTTTTTTGCGTCGGGCAAGGATATTTCAACATCACGTCAATGCAACTTGACGACACGGCAACGAGCGCATTTGACGAGGTAGAAATTGAAATTATTCCGCCGAATGGCGACGTGACACTTGTTGAGAGTAACGTGTACACCGCGGTCGAGGTTGCCAACATCGAATTGTTAGGTCCGAACGAAGACGACTATGTCGGAATCAGCGGACCTTACGTCGTCAACGATTCAGGCACGAAGGTGCATCGGTTAGCGGTTGATATTTCTTTTCCGCAGGGGCTTTACAAGCTCAACGACGAAGGGAAGCTTCGCAATCAAGACGTTGAAATTCTTTTTCAGTATCGCGAAATTAACGATTCGGGGTCGGCTATTGGATCGTGGACGACGTTGAAGAGCGGCACAATCACCCGCAAGGATAACACCCCGCAGCGCATCACCTATTCGCGGGATGTTCCCTATGGGCGCTATCAGGTGCGCGGGCAGCGGGTCAGTGACAAACCAACATCAACGAAGGTTTCAAGTCAACTCCGCTGGGAATCAGCAAAGGCTTATGCGAAAGATGTTGGCAGCTTCGGGGGCGTGACTCTGATTGCAATGAAGGCGCTGGCGACGAATTCGCTAAATGATAATTCCTCGAAAAGCTTCAACATCATCGCGACCCGCATGTTGCCGAAATGGACAGCGGAGGATGGATGGGGGGCGCGTGAAATTACACGGAATCCGATTTGGAGCTTTTGCGATTTGTTTCGCGCAAGCTATGGCGCGAAACTATCAACTCAATTCCTCGACATGCCGACGCTTGCAGCAATGGCCGAAATCTTCGAAACGCGGCAAGACTATTTTGATTGGATTTTCGACGGTTCGCTTTCCGTCTGGGAAGCAGCACGCATGATTTTGCGAGTCGGTCGGGCAATTCCGATCCCACAAGGTAGCTTGATAACTGCGGTGCGTGACGTGCCGCAAAGCCTGCCGTCCGCCGTTTTCAATCAATTCAACATCGTCCAAGGTTCGCTTTCGAAAAAGCTGGCAATGTTTGAATTCCAACCTTTCGACGGTCTAATTGTGGAATACACCGACCCGGCGACATGGAAAACGAAGGAAGTGAAATGCATCTTGCCGGGCAACGCCGGGACCAATCTTGACCGCATCAAGTTTCCGGGATGCACAAACCACAATCGGGCATACAGGGAGGGAATGTACACCGAAAGCCGTCGCAAATATCAACGCAAGACGCTTGTTTTCCAGACGGGGCTTGAAGGAAACATTCCGTCTTTCATGGATCTAATCAGCGTCACTCACGACACGGTCAGGGTTGGTCAAGGCGGCATGGTAATCGCATACGATTCGACAACGAACATCATGACGCTTTCGGAGCAAGTGACTTTTGCAACTGAAAACATCGTCCACAAGATCGCATTGCGCGGCGACGATGGGGCAATGCTCGGTTCACCGATCACTTGCACAATCGGCCCGGCACCGAATCAGGTCGTGCTTGCTCATGATCCGATTGCGGCCCTTGATTTTTCACCTGACCGCGTTCCG